GTTGAGTTGTGTTTAATAATTTCGCCATTGTGTGCATTGATATGTTTCAACACAGCGGCAACATCATTCATTCGCTTTGTAATTTTACCGATCTCTGCCTTAATTTCCTCAAGACCCTTTTGTTGTGTGACGACTTTATCTTTTCTTTCTTGGATTTGCTCAGCTTTGAAATGTGTTTCAATAGACTGTTTACATGTTGGGCAATTGTCATTTTTTTCATAGAACTCAATATCCTTTTCATTTTTTGAAATATTGTTTTCAATCTTGGCTTCTAGCTGAATTAGTTTTTTAGACTTTTTATCCAGACTGTCTTGGCCATCACTAACTTTGTAAGTTAGTGCATCGACATGTTTCTGTATGAGAGAAATGTCGTTAGTGATTTTGGTAATTTGTCCTTGTGAGGTGACAATTTCATTTCTCTTATTTTCAATCTCAACATCATTACGTAAACGATGGTCTTCAATGTTTTGTTTCTGAAACTTAATTTTTTCTTCCACCAGATTGATATCAAATTTTACTTTGGTAATATCATCTTTGATTGTGGACATTTTCTCTTTGACAACGGAATTCATTGAAGAGAAAATTTGAATGTCTAGTAGGTCTTCGATAATTGTCCTACGATCTGAAGCAGATAACTGCATAAACGGAACGAAAGAAGCTGAACCAAGAATCACAACCTGCGTGAAAGATTTGTAATTTAATTTGAGAATATTGTTCTCTAGTACTTCTTGATAATCTTTTGCAGCTGCATCTTGGTTCAGCAGAACACCATCAACATAAATCTCAAAGATGTTGGGTTTAATACCACGAACAACTTTGTACGATTTTTTACCAATAGAAAATTCTATTTCGACTACCGCATCTCTACCATTGATAGAGTTTAACAGTTGTGGTTTATTTATTTTTCTGAATGGTTTACCAAACAAAACAAAACACAATGCATCAAGAATGGTGGATTTACCTGCTCCATTCTGACCAATAATCAGTGTGTTTGTTGATCTGGTGAAATTGATTTCGGTGAAAGAATTACCGGTAGACAGTAAATTCTTCCAACGGATTTTTTGAAATAGTATCATGCTCTCTCAGTATTCAATGCCTCTACGTAGAGTTCTTTCAATAATTTTTTCAACTCATTATTATCTATGCTATCTTCCTTAATTGCATCAACATATTTGTTGAGTATGGTTAAGGTGTCTTCAGCTTGATCTACCATATTCTCTTCAACACCTTCTGTCAATTCAGTAAAGTCTTCTGCAATGGTGATATCAATTGGATTGACATTATACAAGTTATTCATAAACTTGTCAAACAAATATGGATTCGTTTTATTCATTACAACCACTTTAACATAAACGCCGGTGTAAACTGATAAATCTTTATTGTTGATTTCGGTGATAGTTTCTTCCTTGTCATCATACTTGATGCGGTGAAACATGACATTTGGATTCTTTACAAAATCAAACCCATCGTTATCCAAATTAAAGATATGAAAGCCGCGAGGATCGTTGTAATCTTGCCAAGTGAGTTCGTATGGATTTCCGAGGTAGTAAATGTCGTCTGAACTAGACTTATGATGATAGTGACCAGAAAAAGTATGAGAGAACTTACGAAAAATCCCACGGTCTAATCCTCCTTCAGATGGCATACCGCGATACATTGCAAAACCAGAAATTTCAAAATGACCCATGCAATACTTTGCATCAGTAGTCTGAAGCATCGTCATACTATCTTCATAATTTTCTGGACAAATCCAAGGCATCATGCAAATTTTATGTGGGCCAACATAAATCTCTGTTGGATCATCAATCACATTAAATGAACTAGAGTATTCTCGGAGTAACAGATCAACCGAGTTCACATCGTTGGTGTTCTTGAAATAAGTGTCGTGATTACCAGCCAGAATGTGAACATCAATTCCCATTTGTGCCAGAGGATCAAAGAACATTTCTTTGGCACGTTTGAGTGTATAGAAGTTCATGTACTTTCTACGGTCAAAAGTATCACCCAACATCAATACGGCTTGTACATTTTCCTCTTTGATTTTAGGAAAGAATGTATCTTTATAAAACTTTTCGTAGAAATCTAAAAAGTGTACCGAATCATTTCTCGCACCAAAATGTTGATCAGTTATTATGGCAATTTTCATTTTTTACAATCATTATATTCCTGTTTCAAAATACCCATTCTTTTTTCTTCCGCTTCCCATACTCTTTTTCTTAAACCAGAACTACTGTATGGGTGTTGTCGTTCGTGATAGAACAATTCTATGCCTTGATCCAAACACCATTGTTTTCCAGTAAAGTCCTTTGTTTTATATTCATCACCTAAAAAGCGAATATCAATATGCACCGTTTTCAACATGTTCAATAAATCTTCTTCGGTATGGTATACCAAAACTTCATCAACATATTTGCAAGCCGACACACACATAAATCTTTCGTACATAGACATTACTGGTTTATTTTTGGTATCTGGCCTATCCACGGTTGGATCAACCTGTACTGCCACAATCAAATAATTACAGTGTCTTTTTTCTTCTCGCAACATTGTGACATGCCCAGCATGGAACAAATCAAAGGTGCTACAATTAAATCCAATTTTCATTATATCACTCCTCAATAAATTTTTCAAGCCCTTTTGGTTTCTTTACCGTCTTCAATTCTTTTTTAGTTTTTTTGGCAACTTCGTAGTTCTCAATAAACTCGGCAATGTTGTCATACAGTTCAAACTGTTTGGTTGTACCATCTTCGAACTCCATGGTTTCAAATTCATCCAGAATACCAATTTGTTCGGTAGACTTATACTTCACATACAATTGTTTCTTTTCCTTCTGTATTCTCCTGAGGAAGGCGTAGTAAATGATTTGGGTGAAGTATGCAAATGGGTTTTTGGATTTATTCGGATCAAAGTTCTCAAAATACATCAGACAGTTTTCGATGCCATCCGAAATCATTTCATCTCGGTAAGTATAGTTGATGAAGTTTGGTTTGTGTGACAACCCTTCAGCAATTTTCATCCAACATTCACCAATGTAATTTGGTATGTTGGGTTTTGCTTTGCCGTTCTTCTCGGCTTCCACACACAATTCCTTGTATGCAATCAGTGCTTTTAGGAAATCTTCATTATTGATGTAGTGTTTCTGTTTGTTCATTCAAGTATACCATAAAAAGTTGTTGACAAAGGGCTTGACATGTGATACATTTCACGGTGTAGCCCCGATGATATTAATGTAATAAATTACCTTTTATTGATTCCATTTCTTTTAAGACTTCCATCATATTAAGATCCTCTTCTTTTACTTTGGATCTATTTCTTAGAATTTCTGCCATCTTAACCACAGTATTCAGATAGTATTCTGTAAATTCATCAGTTGGTTCAAAAACACAGAGAACATCTTCCGTATTGATTGCTACCGCATCACCTTTCATAATGTCTACAGGTAACCAATGTTGTAAAAGCAAATTTGAATTCCTAACCTCAAACATCATAGGGTTAGTAATTTTAATTTGAAATGAATCGAGTTCTTCCATAACGCAAATAACATCAGTACCATCTTTAAATCTGACAATGTGAATGTTATTTTCCATCTTTTAATCCTATGTTATAAAGTTTGAAAGAGAACTTCTCTTCATTATATATTTTCACTCTTTCCACAAAATGTTGTAGAGTGAAGTTCATTTTCTTTTTGTGTCTGAGGTCGTCTGCAATATCATAGAGCGTTGCCATTTCTTTTCCCTCCGACTGTCTAAGAGATCGTCCAATCGACTGAAGATTTCGAACTCTTGACTTTGACGGAGATGCGAAGATAATATTATGTAAATTCCTAATATTAATTCCAGTAGAAAAAGTCCCAAAAGAAGCCACAACAATAGCATCATTTTCTGTCTCCATAATCTTACGAATATTCTCTCTGTCTTCTGTTTCTACTCCGCCATGTACAAAAAATACCTTGCGGCCGTTTGCTTTTTCTTTAATTATATTATACAATATTTTACCATGTTTTTCAACCATTTGATAAAGTACTAGGGTATTTTTATCTAAACTGATGCATAGATTCCTGATGAATCTATTTCTGTTTTCGGATGTAATAAGGTATTCTATTTCTTCCTGATAAGTGTCATCTTTATGATTTTCACATACCTCTGGTGAATGTTTAAGTACCAGGCATTTGATATTGAAAGGTGACAATTGCTTTTTGTCGATCAACTCTTTTGTTGTGATTACCTTCTCTACAGTTCCAAACAAACCTTCCAAAACCAGTTTGTGAGTCTTTGTGCCATCTAAAGTACCAGTTAAACCAATACGATACTTTGTTTTGTTTGCAGCAGTCATAATTGTTGTGAGTGACTGTGCCTTGAATAGGTGTGCTTCATCTCCAATGATGTAATCAAACTGTTCAAAGTATTGTTTTGGTAATTGATACAGTGACTGCCATGTGGAGATAGTCAGATTCTTGTTTGTGTGTTTGTCTTTACCTTGATAAATTCTGTGTACGTTTTCTTCTACATTGAAACCGTTGTGTGAAGAATAGTCTTCAAAATCTGAATATAACTGTTCAACAAGAGAAGTTGTTGGAACAATAATCAATCCTTTTAGATTCTGATAATCTAGTAACTGTCTAAACAACAAATAAATGATCAGTGATTTACCGGAAGCTGTAGGTGAAAGTAACAGTGCCCTACGATTTTGTATTGCATGTATGAATGCTTTTCTCTGATGTTCTCTTACATCGATTGGTTTGCCTTGTGAATGTAGACTCAGAGTTTTTACGAATTTATCGAAATGATAAATTGAATATTCGTCCTGAGTTTCTTCTATCGAGTAGGTGTAATTACGTTCTTCACAGAACTCTTTTAGATAAGGTAAAAGACCCAAATAGATTTGTTGTGTCGTTAAGTTGAACAGACGAATCTTACCGTCCCAGATTCGATTCCGATAGGCTGGAACGAATTGATAACCAGGTACAAAGAATGTGAAGTACTCTGACAGTTCCATCGCAAGGTGGCGTTCACAAATCACCTTGGCATATACTTCATTTACTTTGTTTACTGAAATATCTGTGTTCAATTTCTTCAACCACCAATGTTAAAATGGGTCTGTATTGTTGATCGACCCAATGTTTAGCTGCCCATTCCAAATATTCGTATGGAACATCTTTAAAGAAATAACCTTTATATTTACCAAAAGGCATTTTTGTGTTTTGTCTGTCTTTATGATTTCTACGTATTTTACGTTGCCGATTTTTGATTGTCTTACTGTCCATTTACGAATTTCTCCCACGAAATGAAATCACGTAATTGCCATGTTCTTTGTTTCAGTTCCGACATGATAGATTCCACAACAGAAACTGTTTCATCATGGTATACTTTCTTTTCAAGTAACTTAATCAAGTCTTTGTCTGCTTCAAGATATGTGGAGATATCCGATTTGAGTGCAAACTGAAATGGTTCCCAACCATATTCTTCCAGTTCTTCTTGAGACAATTTACCAGTAAAGTACTCCCACTTGACCTTACGCATACGTAGATAATCAAAGTGTGCCTTTTTCGATGCGATCTTGTGTTTGGTTAGAAATCCAAGATACTTGCTGTGCAGTGTGGGTATTTTGATAAGTTCTTTGCTGGGTTCCGTTTGGTCTATGACTGCATCGGTTTCCCACATTTTCAATATGTTTTCAATTGTTTCCATAATCGTTTCACAAATTCAGTTTTTATTATACAGGACAACAACTTACGTTAAATAAATTGTTTCAAAACATTATAAAGGATATCAGTTAAATTGTCAAGTACTTATATGATTGATACCTAAAAGTTGCATTACATGTAACCACAGTGTCGGCTGATAATCTGGTATCAAAATCAATACTCGACATGGTTAATGGAAATACATTTGTAAAATCAATTCTTAAAATTGGATTATTCAGAGCACTTAGTACAGTCAACGTTGCATCAGAAAAATATTTTTGTTGTTGAAGTTCACGATTTGCTGTTCTTCCACCAAAACCTTCCGGATCGGCAATTGAAATGAACCAGTCATATAAGTTTTTCCAGGATTGCAAGTCTTCATCTATTATGAAAGAAATGTCCAGTGGATCGTATCTTAGTTTTGTACCAGGAGAATACATGTCCAAAAATGGTGTATCTCTTTGTGCTTCACCCAAAGAAATACTTGGTATACTAATTGTCTGACAAAAATATTGTGTCGTAGCAATTCTACTGAACGTCAACAAGAACTTTGTTGGTTGCAATAGATTTGTATTTTCTGGATTTCTATTCAGTGCGCTCATTTAAATCTCCTTGTAGGTATTTAGGAGCCATAAAAAAAGGGACCAATTTCTTGGTCCCTTTAAAGTGTCACTCTTAACGGTGACTTACCGATTACATCAGGTTCTTAACTTGGAAGATTCTGTAGTAAACGTTGCTACGTGCGTTCAGAGCACCGTTGCCAGTTGTCAGACCTGTTGCGAATGGGTTTGCAACCATGCCGTAACGTGTCTTGAATCCAATCTTTGGTTGGAATGTGTACTGGTCAACTGCACGAACCATTTGCAGAGGAACGTATGGGCAGTAGAACAAGCCTGCGTCATAAGGAGAAGTACCCTTATAACCAACTGTGACCAATTCTTGGTTGGATGTGTATCCACCGAAGTATGGGTCGATGTAGACCTTGATACGACCATGTAACAGACCAGCGAAGGTGTTACCTGTGTCGTCAACTTGCAGGTCAGCTTGCAGAGCAGGTGTATATTGCAGAACACCAGCCATAGCCATAGCAGAAGCAACGTCTGAAGAAACGATCAGAACGTTACCTTTTCCACGACGAGTCTGCTTAGCGATAACGTTAGCATCACGTTCGATTTGGAAAATCAGGCCTTTGAAACGCTCAACAGACCAACGACCGTTAGAGTCTGTGTCTAAGTCGAACACACCAGCGGTTGTTGTACCGTACTGAGCACCGCCAACAGCGCATGTGTAGATTGTACGGATAACTTCGCGGTTGATTTCAGCAAGAATCTCTGTAGACAGAATGTTTGACAATTCTGTTTCAGCATCCAGACCATGAACTGCTTTCAGGTCTTGTGCCAGTTCCAGAGAATACTCAGCCTTCAGAGCACGTGATTGAGCAGTTACAGTAACTTTCTCAATGCTGAATGCCATCTGGTTGAACATACCTGTGTCTGTGTCTGCACCCAGGCCTTCAGCACGTGTTGTTGTCATGCCGATACCGGTTGTGTAGCTGTTAGCAGTAAAGTCTGCAACAGAGTTTGTTCTAACGTCTGTTGTGTTGTTACCACGGAAGCCGTACAGGTTAGTAGAAGAACCAGCACCAGAGAAAATGGTGTTGGCTTCGTTGAAGAAGGCTTCGTTTGTATTAGAAGGACCGCCAGATTGTGTGTCGTAACGAGCACGCATTGCGAAGATCAGGCCTGTAGGACCTGTCATTGGCTGAACGCCAGCAACGTCATAAGCAATCAGGTTAGGCAGAGCACGACGAACCAAGCTGATTAAGATTGGGTCATAGTTTGAAACACCGCCAGTTACGTTTGTTGGCGCAGCTGAGTAGGTTGTTTCATTCAGTTGTTGTGCAGATTCCTTCATTGCTTGTTGTTGGTTTTCCAACACTACAGCAGTAACGGCTTTCTTGTATGGATCTGTAATTTTTTCCAGTTCTGGGTGTTCCAGAACAGGTGTCCATTTCTTTTGTAATTCTTCAGATAGAAACATTAATTTCTCCTTGTGAGTTTCTAATATTGGTAAATTTTATTTATTTAGCCAATGTTTTTGAGATTGTTTTTGCATACATGTTGATCATTGGATCGGCAGAAGGTTGTTCCTTCTTTTCTTCCTCGATCTCCACTGCTTCGTTCAGAGCAGAACTGTCCGCAGGTTTAACTGCTGCACTGAAATATGATTGTCTCAGTGTAACTAGTTTGTCCGCGAAATCTTCGTCAGTGGTAAAGTCAACACTCTCTGCGAGTGATTTCATTTTTTCCACTTGAGTCTGCGTTAGGCCCTCACATACTGCATGTATAGCCTCATTCTTTTTGTGTTCGTTTAATTCCTTCTTCAACAGAACAGCAGATTCGATCTGTTCGCTGATTGTGGCTTCAAGTTCTTCAACTTTGTTTGTCAGTTCTTCGACAACATCCACTTTTTCTTCTGGAATATCGATATAGTGTTCTTTGAACAGGTCGTGTAATCCACGGATGAAATCTTCAACGATTTCAGAACGCAGACCTTTTTCGATTGCCAGTTGGTTCTCTTTGACCCACTCTTCTGCCATATAGTTGATGTAGTCATCAAGCTTTGTTGCCAGTTCGTCTTTGACTTCTTCAACAGCCAGTTCGAACTCTTCGTACAGAGCTTCTTCAACTTCTTCAACGATTGCATGTGAACGTGCAATAACGGCAGCTTCAAAAATTGTTTGTGCTTTCTCTTTGAATTCTTCAGAGAGATTTTCGCCAGAAAGAAGTGCATCAACGTCAGCATCCATGTCTTCTTTCATTTTTTGTTTCTTCATCATCTTCTTGATCATTGCTTTGTCTTGAGCTTCGTCCTCATGGCCTTCTTTTTCGGCTTCTGCAATGACTTCAGAATCAACTTCTGTTTCTTCTGGAACGGCATGGAAAACTGCGCCAGGATTTGACTGCATTGTTTGTGTAGCCAGACGAGCTTTTACGCGGTCACGAATTGAAGCGTATTCTGTGGCATCTGCTTGAACAGTTTGTGCCAAATCTTTACGACCTTCTGTTTCTGCTGGACCAGACAATTTGCCACCAGGTTGAGCACCGACAGGTGGTGTTGCACCAGGAGGTGTAGCACTTGGTGTGCCTTTTGTATAATCTGGCTTATCGTCATCTTGTTTGTCAACGACACCAGCAACTTCGCCAGCTTCTTTTGTGCCATAAGCAACGGCGCCACTTAATTTTTGTGGTGCGTCTTGGCCACCATGTTTTGCAGATACGTTGCCTTGCAAAATGTCTTTAGCGGCTTCTGTCAGATTAAATTTTCCCATTTTGAGAATCTCCTTGATTTTATATTGGATATTTATAATTAAAGTTTTTTGATGAAGTTTTCGAATATTTGTAGACTTACTTTTTCAACATCTTTACGAGAAACTTTTTGAATTAGTTTTTTAGACTCTTCGATATGTTGTTCAGTCCAAATTCCGTTAACAAACACCCATTCTTTACCTTCCATAATGCCTTGAACAAAAGCTCCAGGCGCAGAAGGATCTGCTACGATATCTGCCGCTGTGGCCAGATGAAAGTCATCTTGAACTATGTTAACACCATTGACTGCTTTCAGAGAACCCATACCGCGAGAAGACACACCTAGTTGTGCGCCACCCTCAATTAGGTTCTTTGCAATATTACCCATTGGTGTTTCAAGAATTTTAGCTTTGCCTATCCAATCATTTCCTTCTTGACGTAGACCCACAATTAAGTGAGATACACGGTCGAGATTGATTGAAGGTGTATCTGGATGTCCCAGTTCACCGAAGGCACGATTTTTATTGATGTATTCTTCTGTATAACGAGAAACTTCTTTACGCATAGTTTCTTCTTTATACATGCGTCCATTTTTGTTTGTCTTTTCGGAAACAAGGAAAGGTCCTTCAATGAAAAGAGTTTTCTTTCCATCTTTTTCTTCCGTTAAGTAATTTACGGACTCGGTAATTTCTTTAATAAGTTTCATTTTATTACCTTTTATGGACGGATCGAATAATCGCCGTAGTTGAATGCAGCAGGATCGTTGAACTGACCACGCTGGTAGTATTCGTTTTCTTTACGCAGTTCAAGTATGATTGTATAACTCGTGTTAGCAATTTGACCTCTGGTAACTATACCAATGTCTCCATTGTTAAATGATGTTTTGTCAGTATTTCTAATAGTGATCCAGTTTCCACCAGCATCATATTCGCCATTACCTTGCAAGAACATAATTGGTACACCTGAATTAGCTAATGCACTTGCTGTGTTTGACCAATACAGTTGAACGTCAGCTGGTGCAGCATTTGTATCATACCATACACGATTAATATTTAATCCGTAATATGATAATGTTGTATTTGCTGAACCACCCTGAGAGTTTGCAACCAGAAAACCATTTGTTGCTAAAGCGCCATAAAGTGTGTTTGCAGCAATTCTTGCTGTATTGTTCTCTTGGCCAGTACCGTCAAATTCTCCAGTCAATTTAATGACTGCAAATTGTGTATCGTCCTTTAGAACTTGATATGAATATCTGTTTGCCATTTTTTGTCCCTAGTATTATTTGAGGTATTTAAGCGTTTTCAACCGCATCAGTTGAATCTTCCGACTCTTCTGGTGCAATTAATGTTTTTGCAATACTCTGTTTGTGAGAATCTATATGTGCCATTACTCTGTCTTGAATGGCTGCATACAATGCATCACGCATATTCTTTGCATCACCTTCATCTGCCAAATCAACTATGTTTCTTGTTACTTCGCTCATCTCTATCTCCTTATAATATACGTTTCAATTTAGTGAATGTAGTATCTTCTAAACTCAAGTCGGCTCTAGAATTTGTTGGTTTCTTTTTGTCGCCTGAATTTTTTGCTGCAGGTGAATTGGCTGCAGGCGTTTGCTCTTGTGGTTGCATATCTTGTTGTATCTCAGCTTGACCTTGTGCCATTTGCAACTGCTGTTGCGTTTGAATGTCACCTGCCATCTGTTGTTGTGCAACTGAGTTTGTTACCTCAACTGGTAATCCTAAACCTTGTTCTTTTTCCAGATCAATCTGGTCTTGCATATCTTTGATTTCATCATCTGTCAGACGCAACACGTTTTGTTGAATCCACTTCTGTGAGAAGTAACGACCTGTATAAGGATCCACAGATTGCAGTAACGAAAGTCTTTCTCTCATTAACTCTGCATCTTTGAGTTCTGTGAAGTTATTGTCTTGGATGAAATCGAAATAGATGTTTTCTTTGAAAGTATCCCACTCTTCAGCGGTACAAATACCTTTCAACACGCACTGCACACGCATTGCTTGGTCAAAAACATCGGCAAACTTGTTACGCATACGTGCAACAAACTTAGAGAACTTAATTTCGTCACGTGTAATTTCTGATGAACGACCTAGAGAAAAACTCTGGTTTGTTTCTAATCTGGAAACTGGAACGTTCAATGCACCATATAGTTTTTTCTGGAAATATTTAACGTCTTCCAGTTCACCCAGGTTTTGACCGCCTGGTAGTGTGGTGATTTCTGTACCCTTACCGCCTTCTCTACGTGGCAACCAGAAGTCTTCCATCATGGATAAGAATTTTCTGTCGTCACGGATTTCACCAGTGTTTGCGTCATACACAAGTTTGTTTTTGTATTTGACCATAATGTCACGCAGGTATTGTTCTGCTTTTAACTTTGGTAAGTTGCCTACGTCAATATAGAATATGCGGCGTTCTGGTGCTCTAGAGATGCGGTAGATAACGGTTGCGTCTTCAATCATACGCAACTGATTAAGTGGCTTGATTGCCTTGTGTAGGTAACTTAAAACAACTGCACGGCGTGAATCCATGAGTCCTGAGACTACGGAGATAATAGAGTCTGTCGTGATACGAACACCAACAGGTCCATAGTTGGAAGAACTTCCAGTGACAACCTTGTCATTATAGAGATAATACTCATTGACCGTGGCCATTATCTCTGCACCAGTTCTTTCATCCTTTTGTTTTTTGATTTCACGAACCTTGCGTAGTTTACGTGGATCAATATATCTCAATTCTTTAATACCTTCAGCAGGATTTTCTTTATCAATGATGATGTGGTAATACATTCTACCATCAACATAATATCTACGGAAGATATCGTGAGCCATATTATTGTAGTTCAACAATTTAAGAATGAT